ATCTATACGCTCAAGACTTGGAGGAGTGGCGGGAAGCGTTCTGGATCAGTTCGGTGGTGAGTATGAGTGGGACGGATATACAGTCAAGCTCTACCGAGACAGAGGCACGACAAGAGATATCACCCTCCGCTATGGCAAGAACATCACAGATCTGGAACAGGAAGAGAACATTGCCAACACTGTGACCGGAGTAGTCCCCTATTGGACAAACATGGACGGAGATCAAATAATCACTCTCCCAGAGAAGGTAGTCAGATCAAGTCATGCTTCCGAGTATTCATCCTTTTTGACAGTTCCCTTGGACTTATCAAGTGAGTGGGATGAAGCTCCGACAGTTGAAGCATTGAGGGCCGCTGCCACAGTCTATGTGAATAAACAGGGTTTTGGAGTTCCTAAAGTCTCAACCACAGTTTCATTCGTTAATTTGGCAGATACAGAAGAATATAAAGACTTGATACCGCTTCAGAACGTGAATCTGTGCGACACAATTACAGTTCAGTTTGAGAAGTTGGGGATTGATACCACCGCAAAGATTGTAAAGACCGTATACAACGTCTTAAAGGAAAAATATGACGAACTGCAAGTCGGTTCGTTAAAATCCAACCTTGCAAGCACGATCACAGACATGGAAGCATCAACAGTCCAGTCTATCAGCGACACGGGCAAGAGAGTCTTTGCAGAGGCCAACACAGAGGCTCAAGATCTGGTGAACAATGCCACGGCATGGCTGACCTCTTCCGGCGGTTATGTCATAGCCGTCAAGAATCAGGACGGATCATGGAAAGAGCTTCTCTTCATGGACACCAACGACATCACCACCGCTCACAATGTGCTCCGGATAAATGAAAACGGCCTTGGATTCAGTTCGACAGGCATCGGAGGCCCTTACACTCAAGCATGGACGTTGGATGGAAAGTTGGTTGTTGGTGGCACAAATGTTCCTAGTATCACTTGTTACGACTCCAACAACAACATCATCTTCCAGGCAAGTGCAACAGGAGCCATATTCAACAGCGGAAGCATCACTTTGAAGGATTCAAACAACAATCTGATATTCAAAGCATCATCGGCCGGAGTGATATGGAATGCCACAAATTCCTCAATGGATGTAAACGGACACTTGGAAGCAGACAACATGAGGCTCTCTGGTGGAGAGTTGATTCTTGGCGGAAACAAGAATGGTCAGATTGACATGAAGGACAGCTCAAACACGCTCACAGGAAGATGGTCAAAGAGTGAGTTTGTTTTATATGACGGGTATGGAACTCTGTTAGATAACATTCTCTTTCAAGCCAATTCGAATGGTGCAGTCATCAGAGGTGAAGTTGATCTAAAGATAGATTCGGACAATCGGATTCGGGTCATGAATTACAATGGCAACGCTGTCATATATTTTTATGGAGACAACGGAAATTCGTACATTGACGGCACAGGAAGTGGTTCAGATGGTGGAATCAACATGAATTCAGAAAGAGTCGTCTTTTCAGTAGATGATTTAGCGGTCACAGAGTACCGAGGAAGTACAACCATCCGAAATGGATGGTCAGGGCAAGTGTTATGCAATGATGGTGTCGTCAGATCCGTTGTAAACGGCCTTATTGTGGAGTAAGCAATGATACAGCAGAAAATACAACTTGAGATCATACCCGGCAAGATGACTCCTGTGATACACGTAAACCAACGAGACACAGGCAACAGCCGTTTACAGTTTGATTTGATGAATGATGGAGTTCCATACAGTCCCACAGGGATCGTCACGATCCAGGGCAAGACCTTTGAACATCAATGTTCAGTAAGCGGTTCAACAGTCACAGTCAATCTCTATGAAGATATGACCATAAATGCCGGGGATGTAGTCTGCAATCTGGTTGAGACTTCAATAAACAGCAGACACGGAACACAGAACTTCATCTTGAGAGTACAGAAGGAGGCGACATGATTTATCAGGAATTTGATTTGAACATGATTCCAGACCAAGAGCCAACAATCATCCATGTTGACCAATACGATCACGGAATCAATAGATTAAAGGCCCACTTGTATGATGGGGATGTTCTTTACACTCCAACAAGCGGTTCAACAGCCATCATCCAAGGAAAGAAGCCTGATGGTCATGGATTCGCATATACGGCTTATATCACGTTAGGGAATTGGATCTATGCAGAGCTCACAGAACAGATGACCGCAGTTGCCGGGGATGTCAGAACACAGTTAGTCGTGACAGAACCGAGCGGACGCACAGGGACTTTTGCCTTCACAATAAGGGTTCAGCCGTCAGCACTTCCCGATGATTCAGATCTGTCCGAGAGTGATTATGCTTTCATTGAACAGACCTTGGAAGCAGCGACAGAAGCCGTGCAAGACGCAGAAGAGGCAGCGGATAACGCTGAAATGAGTGCAGCCGCATCAGCAACAAGCGCAAACACTTCAACGCAGTCAGCGAGAGATTCAGAGGCATGGGCGGTAGGAAAGAGGAATGGTGCAGATGTTGGAGCGACAGACCCGACCTATCACAACAACTCAAAGTATTATTCCAGGATCGCAAGCGGAGCCGTCACAAGTGCACAGGCAGTTCTAGCAGAGGTAGAGGATGCAAAGGATGATGCCCTTGATGCGATCCAAGACGCTTTAGAAGAGGCTCTTCCCTCATTCACAATCGATTGGGCGACAGGGGACTTGTTGTACACGGGAAATGCCTTTGTTTTCACAGTAGACACAGCCGGAGACCTTCTTTGGTCTATGGCGGTATAAGGAGGTAAGAAATGTCACAGAATGCGGGAAGAGTGGGATTCACTCTTAAAGGAGCTTATGACGCATCCACGACCTACACGATGTTGAACGTGGTCACATATCAGGGCGGGAGTTATGCGGCAAAGTCCACCACCACAGGGAATGCACCCACAAACACCACTTATTGGCAGAAATTAACTGACACAGAAGTTGCCACAGTTAATTCATTGGGAGTGGTACAGCCGGACGGCACATCAGTCACAATCGACGCAAACGGAGTCATTTCAGCGACAGCAAGTGCGGGTGTTGCAAGTTTCAACGGAAGGACAGGCGCAGTTGTACCAACGGCAGCGGACTATGCAGCCGATCAGGTCAGCTTTGACCCAACGCTTGTATCAACATTGAGTTCAACAGATGTTCAGAGTGCTATTGCCACTCTCGCAAACAGGGTTGGGTGTCGTGTTGTTTCCAACTTTCCTATAACAGCCAACCAGAGCACACATACGGCCGTATATAGCGGAATGGGAATAACGGCGGCTTCAGTACCTATACAGGTATATGTGGCAAACCCCGCCGCCATCAACTCCTCATCAATCACAGTTGAGACTGGAGCAGGTGGCTTGATTACAGTGACCGCCACGGCGACAGCATCAACAACAATGGACATAATATTAGTGGATAGATATTACACATAAGGAGGTAAGAAATGGAAAAGTATTTTCTGACACAGGTGAAACACACCAACGAAGTCTGGGAGAAAGGCTGTGTGGTCAAGGACACGCTTGATGAGGTCAAACAGAGCTATCACGCCTATCTTGGGGCCTATGCCTACGGACACGACGCAAAGACAGACTATGTTCAGTGCATTGTCACGGACATCAACGGCATGGTCAATCTGGCTGAAACATGGAATGGAATTCAGGAGGAAGAAGATGAATAATAGAACATACATTCTTGGGGGGGGGGGTACTCCCGGAAAGGAGGACAGGCACTAATAACTTGTCCTCCCACAACTTCCGAAAGGAGGTTGGAGGTGTAAAGGGAGGTGACTCCCGTGGCTAGTTCGCAGTTCAATTTACATGAACCGATATTTGTTTTAACAGGAACGACAAGTTCAACCGTTGGTGCGTCTACTTCGATATCGCTTCCAAGTAATGTAAGTCAAGATAATTGCGTAGTGTTGGGAATCCAATATAAAAACCCCGCAGACGCTGTATGGAGGACAATGGGAGCAGTAGGTGCTGACCAACCATGCGTAATTACGGTAACAATCGGGCCAGCATCCCTCATTATCATACCAAGGGCTCCCGTGGCCGTGAATTGTCCGTTTAAGGTAACATTATATCGGTACGCATAGCCACAACACCGAGAGGTATATGGCAAGTTCAAAAATCAATACCATAAGAGAATTAAAGCGAAAAAATGTATCTTACACGCTATCCGATTATTCGAAATCGGGTAATTATTACACGTTGCCAGTGCCAACCGACCATCACTATATTCTTGCGGGATTGGTCGATTGGGGCAATGCAAATGCATCACCATTTTCGTTTTCGTATAATATTGGGTCGGGTAATCTTTATTTAATCGTCGGAACGTCGGAACCAACGAACGTAACATTCTATTTATGGTATTACGAATAAGTGCCTAACTAATGAATGGCATCAAGTAGTTTTAATTTAGAACACATCACAAGTATGGATTATACAGCAACGACAGATGCGAATGGTGCTTACTACATTCCAGTGTCAGTGAATCAAGTTCTGTCAGTTTATGGTATAAATCCGAACTGTTATGCAACAGTAAGGCCTGGAGGTGATAGCAATCGGTCTGTGGCTACAATGTTTGACGCAAACAAAAACAGCTTTAGAGTCATACCGAACACGGAAGTTACATGTCGTATAATTTATAAGGTATAAAAAGGACAAAAGACCAATGAGCTCGGAATCAATAGAAATAATCAAAACACTCATAACCGCAGGTACAACACTTCTCGTCAGTTTGGGAACGTGGCACGTATCAATGAGGCAGTATCGGATGAAAAACGAATCAATGGTGCGTGACGCTATCGAGGACGTAAAGGACACCGTAACCAAAACAACCGCGGACACACAGGAGCATCTGGCTGTGATAGACCTCAAAATTGAGACTCTATCAGAGAGAGTGGAGAAGCATAACAAAGTCATTGAGCGAACTTTTGACCTTGAAAAGAGCGTGGCCTTGAACACTTCCGAGATCAACCATATCAAGGAGCGGATAAGTTGATTTACTTTTTAGGCGGTTGCGGTTTCGGGGTTCTGGCCTACATCTGGATCACGGAGGAAATGATTATGAGCGACAAGATCTATGACATCTTGAAGTGGGTAGCGTTAATCTTCATACCCGCTTTGGGTACACTTTATTTTGCATTGTCAACCATCTGGGGACTTCCCTATGGTGAGGAGATAGTTGGAACGCTGACAGCAGTTGACACCTTCCTTGGTGCGCTGCTTGGTATATCCACTTATCAGTACAACAAGGAGGATTCATGAGCTATTCAGCGGAAGGTTTTCTTGCAACAATAAAGCCTTGGGTTATTGAGGATATGAAGAGGACAAAGATCCTGGCATCCCTCACAGCTTCACAGGCTCTCATTGAGTCAAATAAAGGCAATTCAGGCCTTACCCAGAAGGCCAACAACCTATTCGGCATGAAGGGTGAATATGAAGGAGCCTTTGTGCTCATGAACACCACGGAGTTTTACAATGGAATTCGGACGACAGTTAAAGCAAAGTTCAGAAAATACCCTTCATGGGAGGATTCCATCAATGACCATTCTGGGTTGTTTTGGCGGTCTGTAAGGTATGAGAATCTTCGTGGGTGTACTGACTATAAACTGGCGTGTAAATACGTCAAGGAAGACGGATATGCGACTTCTCCGACATACACACAGACCCTTATAAACACCATTGAGACTTACAGACTCTATACCTGGGATCAGGAAGCCTTGGGACAGCCTGTGGAAGAAGTCAAAGTTGGCAATCCTTACCCTGTGCCTACTGTCAATATCAAGCTCAACAGCCGTGGAAATGCTGTGAGGTGGTTGCAGTATAGCTTAAATTCTAAAGGTGGTTATAAGCTGATAGTTGATGGAGTGGCGGGAAATCTGACCATCGGTGCTCTGATGGATTGGCAGCGGAAGAACGGACTTGATCCAGACGGCATCTGTGGTCCTTTAACAAGACAAACTCTATTATCGTAATTCTCCTCTATGGGCCTCTTCGGAGGCCCTTTTTTGATTTAAATACAATAATTATACAATAACGATACCCGCAAACCCTTGAAAATACTATGGAGCATACGGGACTTGAACCCATTTATAAGATTTTTCCAAAAACCGCTTAATCAAGCCTAATCCGCATGGTTGAGCGGTTTTCTCAATGTTTTGATGTTCTGTAAAATTCCCTAAAAATCCATAAAAAAGACCTTTTTTTGATTTAAATACAATAATTATACAATAATTTTTGACGTGAATTCTTGTGAAAATTTGTCCACATAATCCTTCTCTTTATCACTCAAAGTATGACGATAAGATTGGATCATCACTTGTTCAGACTTCCACCCTCCTTGTTGCATAATAAAGGCATTCGGGATGCCTAACGAGTGACAGATTGACGCATATGATCTCCTCAAGGAATGGAAACTGACATCAATTCCGAGACGATTTCTGATGGTCGTGAAGTTCTTTGTGATGCAGTTCGGATTCTTCACTTTTACAATAAAACCTGTTCCACTGCCAAGAGCCTTTATCACTTCCGGTGACACTTGGACATATCGTGTACCGCTTGGAGTTTTGGCGGAATCCTTGTAAACAAAACTATTGTTATCCGTCAGAACCATGTCAGCGTGAACGTGGAGTGTGTTGCCCTCTATGTCTTCATACTTGAGCGCACAGACCTCACCACGACGGAGAGAGCACGCTCCAAGGATGATTGCCTTCTTGAGTTCGGGATCGGCTTCGGCAAGGAGCTTCTGGATGTCCTCTTGTGTAGCGACGGTCCTTTTGGGCTCAATCTTATCCGGTAGGGTTATAGAATACCTCTTGTTGCTGAACATCTTGAGAGCGGATATGAGAAGTCCATATATGTTCCTGACTGTCTTTGGAGACAGATATAACCCCGAAATGAACCGCTGAAAATCATAGTTTTCAAACGCATCGATTTTAAGGCCTTTAATAGGCTCGTAGTAGCGTTTTTGTAACGAGTGGTAACCCTTTATCGTTGAAGGGGATAGAACGGCCTTCTTGGACTCAATATAGAGGTCTATGGCCGTCTCAATCGTCATGTCTCTCTTGGACGTTGGATGATGGTTAATATACTCCGTCGCTTTTAAGATACATTCACGCTTGGTGGGAGCCGTGAAAGACTTATATTTTGGCTTTCCGTCAACCTTTCCGATGTATGCCGTCACATGATAAGACCCGGATGCGGTTTTCTTTGGATTCATATTCTCCCCTTCTCTTCCATCAGTTTGATAAGCCTGTTAATCAAAAGCATCTGGTCAAAATCGTTCATGTTGAGAATTTGATTGTAGATGGTTTCCAGATCGTAACCATCCATGAGATAGGATGGAGTGGTCTTGAGAGCTTTTGCAAAGGCCATGATTTTTGATTGCGGAATATCTTTACGACCTTTTTCAATATGAGATATAGAGGACTTCTCCTTATATCCAACAAGACCAGCAAGTTCTTCTTGTGATATGCCTAATTCTTTTCTTCTCTTTTCAATTCTGTTGTAAATAGTTTCCATATTTAATTCCCTTCGTCAATCATATTGTAATTTATAGTTGACGGAAAATCAATATCATGATATAGTGGTTGAAGGTTGACGGAGGGTCAACAATTTGAGAAAGGAGGGGAATATGACAAACTGCGAGTTATTAAAAGAGAAGATCAGCGGTTCAGGTATATCCATAACCTTTATCGCTGACAAGTGCAACATCTCAAGAGAATACTTCTACCGCAAATTAAACGGAGAAGTGGATTTCAAACAGTCCGAGATTGTAACACTTCAAGAAGTGTTACACTTAACCCAGGGCGAAAGAAACAATATTTTTTTTGCGAAAGAGGTTGACTGACAGTCAATCAAAAGGAGTGAAAAAGGATGAATTCAGCAGACATCTTCGCACCCATCGTGGAATACCAGATGAACCACGGACGGAAGACCACATCAAAGCAGATCGCTCTTGATACCGGAATGACGGAAAAGAGGGTTGGACAGTTACGAAAAGACCCCAATAGGGCGACAGTTGCAGAACTTGAAGCACTAACAAGCACCTATCACTACACGATCAGATTAGGAGGATGAGAAATGGAAACAGCAAAGGAAATCATGGATGCTCTTGAGACTTCTGAACTTCAGAAGGAAGTGGAAGAACTCAAGGCAAAGGTTACAGATCTGGAAAACCAACTGAAGGAAAAGGAAGGTCTTGCGGACTTCTGGATTGAGGAGTCAAGGAAGACAGAGAAGTCATACAACAACCTCAAGAAGGTCTTCATTCAGTTTGTGGAGGACATGAAATGCAACGGATATTGAGCTTATTGGCAGCGGGGTTCTGCTTTATGGCCGGGGTTGCCGGATATCACCAAGTAATGATGAGTCAGATTCACTACCCGGAAGCAAAGAAGGCCGTCTATGTGAATGTTGACAATTCAGATCTGGAACTCATCGATCAACTCACACTTCAAGTCCCCGATGAAATCAAGATTGTCTGTGCCAAGTATGGCAACGAGTACGGCATCGATCCGGAGCTCTTGGAAGCCATCGCATGGAGAGAATCAAGATGGACGGCAAACGTGGTGAGCGAAAACGGGACTTGCAAAGGCTTGATGCAGATCAATGAGAAGGTTCACGGAGAGCGGATGAAGAAGTTAGGAGTCACGGACATATATGACGTTGACGGGAATATCCATGTGGCAGCGGATTACCTCAATGAACTTCTGGAAGATAACCCATCCATTGAATATGCGCTTGCAAGATACCACGGAGAGTCAAGACCAGAGAAGGTCTTAAACGGAGCAAAGCCATCAAATTACGTGAAGCAGATCCAGAGAGTGGCAAAAGCACTCAAAGACATGAGAAAGGAGGCATGAAGTGATAGATATTGAAGATTTACAGAAGAAACTTGAGGAGACAGTCGGACAGGCACCCAAGATGAGACATCACGATGAGACCAAATACAAGTTTTTGTACTTCGATGAGGTGATGTTCCTGTTGGAGAGCCGGATGAAGTCAAAGGACACATCTTGGCAGATGTCAGAAGCATTGGGAGAGGTCGCAAGGCTTATCCAGGAGGAGGCAAGTGTTGTTGAGCTTAAATGGGATCACATCACCGGATGACTTCTGTCAATGGTGTGGGCGGTTCGTTCACGAAGGAGAGAGCCTACATCGGGATGAAATGGGACTTACATATTGTGGAGAATGCTTTGAATCACTAAAGGAGATTGAGAATGGAATTCAGACTACTAAAACCGGACGAGATAGAAGTCCGTATATCAAGAATCAATAAGGGCGGGGTTTCTTGCCTTCTGTACAAGGATGCACGATGCGACATGAGAATCCTTGACGAAACGATTGGAGCCGATAAGTGGCAGCGGAATCATGAACTGATTAACGGCAATCTGTTTTGCAACGTCGGGATCTTAACGGATAACGGATGGATCTGGAAACAGGACGTTGGCACAGAGAGTTACACGGAAGCCACAAAGGGAGAAGCATCAGACAGTTTCAAACGTGCCTGTTTTAATTGGGGGATTGGCAGAGAACTATACACGGCTCCTGATATCTTCTTCCCCAGGTCAGAGTGCGAGATCGTGAACGACAAGTGTTATGACCGATTCATCGTGGAAAAGATCGAATACAAAGACAAGCGGATTATCGGCATCAAGGTCAAGAACCTCAAGACAGGAAGCCTTTTTGTGTCGGGAACTTGCGATCCCAAGAACAAACCCATTGATAAAGCAAAGATAAACATCATCAAGGCTGACATATCGAAGGGAGACACGGACGAAAAGAAACTTCTGGATTGGTTAGAGGTTGGCAAGATCGAAGAGATCACGGAAGAGAAGTTCAGAAAATATGCAGATGCAAAGAAATCAAAGGAGGAGAAGAAATGAATAAAGCCATTATCACAGGCAGATGGACGAAGGACCCTGATATCAAGTACACCGGAGAATCACTGTGCATCGCAAGAGGCACGATAGCCGTCAATAGAAGAGGTAAGGACAACGGAGCTGACTTCATATCGGTTGTGGCTTTCGGAAAGACCGCAGAACACATCCAGAAGTATTACTCCAAGGGAATGAAGGCCAACATATCAGGACGCATACAAACCGGAAGCTTCAAAAACAAGGACGGCCAGACAGTATACACCACCGATGTTGTGATCGATGAGATAGAGTTCGGAGAGTCCAAGGGAGAAAAGAAGGACACAGAACCCGCTGATTTTGTGAATATCCCGGACGATGAGCTCTCAAGCCTCCCATTTAATTGATTATGGTTGGCAAATATATCGAAGTTGTGCAGTTCTTGACCGAACAGAACACAAAGAATCCTTCACAGATCTGGGAGGTCAAGGAGCACAAGGAGAAGCGGTCTCTATCACAGAACTCTTACTACTGGAAGTTAATCACGGAAGTGGCAAGGAAGGTCAAGAAGAGCGTCAACTACATCCACAACAAGGAGTTGAGGGAAGCCAGGTATGCAAAATGGATGAACGGAGAACTGATAACAGCCTTAATCCCTGACACCGAAGAAGCAGAGAAAACAGTGATGGAAGAGACAAATTATCATCTGTGTCCTACCAACCAAAGAGAAGGAGACAAAAGGATATATGTCTTACTCCGGGGATCAAGTGAGTTAAACACAACGGAGTTCTCCCATCTTCTGGATTTGCTTATTCAGGACGCTCAAGCACTTGGAATAGAGACCATCACTCCGACAGAACTTGCAAAGATTAGAGAAATGGAGAAAGAGAATGCACACAAAGACAAAATGCTGTCAGATCCCGAAGGCAGTTAAAGAGAAGGTGTACTTGCGTGATGGATGTCATTGCATCCTGTGCGGAAGGCCTGTTGAGGTCGAGAACGCTTGTGCTCACTTCATCAGCAGAGCAAGAGGCGGTCTGGGAATAGAACAAAACATTCTTACCCTGTGTCACCGCTGCCACAACGCTTTTGATAACGAGAATCGAGTGACAACCAGGAAGGAAAAAGAGGAGTATTTCAGAAATTATCTCAAAGAGAAATATCCCGATTGGGATGAAAAGGAGCTTGTCTATGACAAATGGAGATTTTTCAAAAAGAGGTAAGGCCGCAAGGGATAAGGGCAAGAGGAGAGAACTTGAGTTTGTCCACATCATGAATGAAGCGGGATTCCCGGTAAGAAGAGGTTACGTCTTCCAACATGAGCCGGACATTGTCGGTCTTGAGGGTTTCCATGCGGAAATAAAAGGACATGAGTCTTTGAACGTTAGGAAGGCCCTTCAACAGTCCATAGACGATGCAGAAAAGAGGAAAGACGGCATTCCTATTCTTGCGTGGAAGAAGAGCCGTGAACCTTGGGTGGTAGTCCTTAAATTGGACGATTTTATCAAACTTATTCGGAGGTATAGAGAATGACTTTAATGGAGACGATAGAGACACTTCCGGCTGATGACTATCTCTATATAGGTTTAGCATCGGGCAGCGGATTTGTCACGATTGAGAGAAATAGGGACTTTGACCCGGAAGTTCTGAATAAGCGGATGGAGACACGGAGACCGCTTCTGACATCCATCTTGGAGGAAGCGAAGGAAGACTTGGAGATCTCACTTGGAAAGAACCCAAAGACCAAGAGAGATCAGAAGAAGGAAGAAGAACGACAGCAGATAGCCAGAGAGACCATTGAGCATTGTGAGGAGCTCTTGAAGATCCCATTCTGTGACAGAGAGGTTGTGGAGACTTACAGCAGATGGGCCGATCCGGAGAAAATGGGAAAAGTCTTACTGATAGATGGAGTCGAGTCAATTTGCGGTATCTGGTATGTGGGTGATGAAAGGAGGATGGCATGGTAGAGGAATATATCCCCAGAGGCTACAAGAACAGAGTCTCAAGGGAATATCTGAATAATGTGCTTCACATCAAAGACAGAATGATTAGGCGGGATATAGCAACATCAGATGAGACCATCATCCATGATGACGGCTATTTCATCCCGGAGGGTCCAGAGGATCTGGAACACATAGAGCATTACATCTTGAGGGAGACAGCCAGGGCAGCGGCGATCCATGAAAGAGTAGAGAAGGCAAGAGAATTGTATTTTTCGATTAAGGAGAAGGAATGAAGAACAGCATTGTTTTTTACAGCTCATGGGGAAAGTTATTCAAAGGACTTCCCAAGGAAGCAGCGGGAGAACTTATACAAAAAATCTGTGAGTATTCCTTTGAGGATAATTCAGAACCGACAGAGAACGAGTTTGTCCAGGCAATGTTCCAGATGATAAAAGCCAAACTTGATGAAGATGCAGAATCCTATGACAGAGCCATTCAGAAGCGTTCCGCTGCCGGGAAGAAGGGTATGGAGAAAAGGTGGAAGGATAACAATGTTATAACAAACGATAACAATGTTATAACTCCGATAACAAACGATAACAGTGTTAGGCAATCGATAACAAATATAACTGATACTGTATCTGTATCTGATACTGTATCTGATACTGTATCTGTATCTGAATATGTATCTGAATCTGATAAAGATAAAAGAGTATATACCCGCCCCAAAGAACCCAAGGAGAGCTTCGGAGAAAATGGCAATGTAAAACTCACTGTCAAGGAAAGAGAAAAACTGATCGCTGAATACGGATCAGATCTGACAGAGAGGGCCATTGAATTTCTGGATGGTTATATCGCTGACAAGGGTTACAAGTCAAAATCCAATTACCAAGCAATAAGAAGATGGGTGATAGATGCCGTCAAGGAAAGAAAACCCACCGCAGAGAAGTTCGATGCTGATGATTACTTACTCAAGATCATTCGTGGAGAGGAGGACGGAGCA